CCAAATTTAGATCGCTGAGTGTCAGTCTCAACGCCCATCTCGCCTAGTGCTAAGACAGGGTTTGCAGAGGTCCACTGAGCAGCGGTTCCTGCTCTGACTTTTATTATTGTATCTACTGGCATAAGCTTTATTGTACCTTATTTATGGTTGAAATTGATATGTACCCGCAATGTGAAGACTATCTGCGGTTGCTAGTGTTATAGGCTCGCCTTGCTCAAAAGCTAGGTCGTAAACCCTGCCCACATCTAACTCCGTAGTAAACAAGTAGAGAGTGTTGGTTCCAGCAGCGACGTGGCCTGAGATCTGGTAATGCCGGGACGCTGAAAAGTCATGCAGGCAACCGTCTCTAAATTGCATGACTTGTTTGCTCACGAAGGGTAGGGTGACAGAATACTGACCTGTTCCAAAATTGAGCACTGTTGAAAAGTCCAGGTCTATCTGATAAAAGCACAGGTTACCAAAGATCGTGTAGCTACCAGAAAATATAGTTGAAGAAAAGGTTAAGTTTGCGTCAGAGCTTTCGCCCGTCGGGACATAGTCAACCTCAACCCCTACCAAGTTTTTAATGTACAGTTTGCTACTGCTTCGTCCGTCGTGCCCGTGGTCGCCAGGCGACGCTTGGTTAGGCTGAGACCCAAGAGTGTGGTGTTGTGCTAGGGTACTCTTGTCGACGTCAGAACTTGAATGGAAGTCGTTAACATCCCCAGCGGATGCTCCGACGTTCCCAAAGACAGCAGGCATATAATAAGTATAACAGGAGACGACATGAGTAAAGCGAAGGACATCGGCACCCGTGCAGAAACTGCCGTGCGAAACTTTCTGGTATCTACGGGTTACACAGAACTAGAAGCGCATCGCAATGTACTATCCGGATCGCAGGACAAAGGTGACGTCTGGCTTAGAGATGAAAATCACGGCCTAATAGTATTTGAACTTAAAGGTGGCGACATGGCCAAGAAGGCCAGCTACGAGCAATGCCTGAAATGGTTTAAAGAAACGGAAAAGGAGAAAGGTCATGCTGGAGCTACTTATGGTTTTCTTGTTACTCAGCGGTCTGGTGTGGGTTACCCGCGAGCTGGCGAATGGTGGGCGTACGCCACGCTGGGCGATCTATCCGCTCTTCGCTTTGGCATTAGTATCGGTGACCCCACTATTGTTCGTCTTCCTCTTCGCCAGCTTGTACAATTAATTCATGGCTAATGATGGGGTCGATTTTTCTGAGGCGCTTCGACGGTTGGGTGAGGGGCTCCAAGAGGCGTCGCACCAGCCGAATTTATACGACTACATACCCAGTAAAAAGCAAGACATCTTCCACAGGGACGTCAATCCTGATCGTCTATATATCGGAGGCAACAGATCTGGCAAGTCACTTGGCTCTACTGTCGAAGCAATTTGGTGGCTCACTCACACACATCCACATCGCAAGACCCCAGAGGGCCCTATACGAGGAAGAGTAGTTGCCGTTGATTTCTTGAACGGTGTAGATAAAATTATCCTACCTTTGTATAAGCAGTGGCTTCCAAAGTCATACCTTATTAATGGCAGCTGGTCAGACAGCTACTCCCGTGAGCGCCACGTGCTGACTTTGAGTAACGGCTCTTTTGTTGAGTTCATGTCCCAGGATCAGGATCTAGACAAGTTTGCAGGTTCCTCAAGGCACTTTGTCCACTTCGACGAAGAGTGCCCTAAGTCTGTCTATCAAGAATGTATAGCCCGGCTTGTGGACACAGGTGGCGTGTGGTGGATGTCCCAGACGCCTATCCAGGGAATGGAATGGATTTACGACGATTTATATCAGCCAGCAAAAGAGGGCAAGAAAGCCATTGGTGTTGTCGAGGCAGAAATGGAAGACAACCCTTACCTCACTAAAGAAGCTATCGCTAGATTTGTTGGAGAGCTCTCAGAAGAAGAACGGCTTATCAGGACCAAGGGACAATACGTGCATCTTGGTGGGGCCGTCTTCCCAGATTTCACCCCAACAACACACTGCCTTCCAAGAGGGTCATTCAAGCCTACGACTGAACACCGTGTCATCAGGACCATGGATTCCGGCTACACCAACCCCACCGTATGGTTATGGCTTGCGGTTGATGGAGAGAATAACGTAACAGTCTTTAAGGAGCACTACGCCTCAAAGAAGACCGTAGCTGAGCACGCTTCGATCGTCAACCAAATCACCATGGACATTGAGCGTGACTATGGAGTCGACATTTGGCTCACTACAGGTGACCCTGCAATCAAGCAAACTAAAGAACAGACAGGCACGTCAATTCAGCAGGAGTATCAGCGAGCTGGCATCTTTATTGCCGTTGACATGATCCCAAGAGATCGGCGCATCGGAATGGAGCGCATCAGGCAATACATGAAATGGAACAAGGGCTCGAAAAGACCTCACCTAATGATTACTGATGACTGCCCTCACTTGATTGCAGAGCTTCCGAAGTTGCGCTGGCAGAAGTGGGCAAGCGCCAAGGTTGCTGACGTCAACAATAAAAAAGAAGATATCCGTGACAAAGACAACCATTGTTACGATGCACTTAAATACGCTATGACCTTCCTTAGTGACCTTGCACCTGATAGCATGGAAGAGAAGAAAAATACTAGACAGTTTCATGATACGTTTAGAGGGACATTTCAGCCAGTCACTCCAATGTCAGACACTGATAATGGAGAAGACTGGGGATCTGGATGGTCAGGCTCTAGCGGTACGAGATCCCTGGAAGGGTAGCAATGGCTTTTGAGACGCACTTTTTGTTCCACGAAAACGGAGGGCCCTTTCCTGGGAGCTGCCTTCGTTGTGGAAATAATAAAAAACTTTGGCAGGTAGGGACGATCCCTTCCAGCAATATGACCGCTCTTGTCTGTGATAAGTGCATAACCGAGCTAGCTACATTTGCTGGTTTTGTCACACAAAAAGTTCACAACGACTATGTAGCCACGGCTGAAAAAACAACCGAAGAGCTCAAAGCAAAAGTAGACGCAGCGCCAAAATTAATGGAGAAATTTACGCATGACATCACTAATACTATCGGTGACTTTGTTACTAGCCTTAGCGGTATCACTGTTCCTAATAAGCCTGTACAACCTGAAAGTATTGAAGCCAGCGCTGGAAGCGTTAGCGGAAACGACAAGAGCAAACACCCAGTCGGAGAACCAAAGGGCAAAGCTGCTCACCCAAGCTCTAAACCTTTTGTCAAGTAAGGACCCTATGGCGTATCAAATGGTTCAGGCTGCCACACCCGAGCCAATGGACCCAGGCGTGTATAATGGGGCTTACGTAACCGGTGAAGAATATCAGCAGCTTCTTGATGTAGAAGCACGCATGGCAAAGCTATGGAAAAACGCTGAGGAAGGCTTAGAAGAATAGTGGCTGAAGATAACGCTCTACCCGAATCAGTGGACTCAGATCTCTACGAGAAGATTCCTGCCCCGGAACCACAAGGCGAACTTGTTGACGCTGACTTTTTAAAAGCATACAAGAAGCGCGAAGAGGCCAAGAACTTAGTTGCATGGATGAAGTCCGAGTACTCTAAGGCAAAGACCAACCGCAAGACAGAAGAAAATGATTGGTACATTAACTTAGCCTTCTACAACGGCTACCAGTACCACGACTGGCGATCGGTCAACAACAGGCAGAGCCTAGCTGAAGAGCCCAATCCAGCTGGACTGCCTCGCATTACGGTGAACCGTATTGAGCCAATCGTACGTACAGAAATTGCTAAGACAACTTCCGGGCAGCCTTCTGCCTCTGTAGTCCCTGCCTCCAACGACGAAGATGACTTGCTTGCAGCCAACGCTGCCGAGCAGGTCTGGCAGGCAATCTACGAAAAGAACCGCTTTCAGACCGACATCCTCCAAGGAGCTGAGTTCTGGCGCGCCATTACAGGGAACGCTTTTATCAAGACTCTATGGGATCCCTCTATTGTGATCAAAGAACCCGTAACTGAAGTAGACCCCCTCTCCGGTGAGAAGATGACAACCCAGACGGTTTCGGCTATGGGCGACGTGAAGCACGAAGTTGTTTCGCCATTCCACATGTTTGTACCTGACCTCGCACAGGAAAAGCTAGAGGACCAGCCATACATCTTTAATGTGTACACAAAAACTGAGACTTGGGTAAAGAAGACTTTTGCCGGTGTCTTGCCTAAAGACTTTGTCCCAACAAAGGTTACAGCGTCTGATGTTGAAGATGCAGCCCTTATGGATATGCGTGGCGTAGATAGCGCTCGCCCAGACATGGTCTTAGTAATTGAGATGTGGGTCAAGCCTGGTGGCAACAAGTACCTGCCAAACGGTGGCCTTGTAACACTTGTTGACACTGAGATAGTTCAGTTCTCAGACACGGGCATACCTTATACTCACGGCGAGTATCCTTTCGCACACACCCACGGGATCCAGAACGGTAAATTCTGGCGTCGCTCGGTAATCAAGAGCCTTATCCCATTGCAGCGCGAATACAATAGAGTACGCTCTCAGATCATCCACGCTAAGAACTTGATGGCTAAGCCTCAGATGATGTACCAAGACGGCTCGGTTGACCCTCGTAAGATTACAGCAAAAGCTGGTATCTGGATTCCCGTAAGACCTGGATTTCAATACCCTACGCCGGTCCCAATTCAGCCACTTCCCAGCTACGTGCTACAAGAGGTTCAGCAGTTGGCTACGGACTTTGAAGACATCTCAGGTCAGCACCAAATCTCAAGGGGAGACTCTGCACCGGGAGTCACGGCAGCAACTGCCATGGCTTACATCGGTGAGCGAGACGATGCTTACCTGACCACAATTTACAACTCAATTGAGGCAGCTCTTGAAAAGGTAGCCCGGCAGTCACTGAGCCTTTTTGTTCAGTACGTACAGACCGAGCGACTAATCAAGACTGTTGGTAATGACGGCTCGTTTGACGCCATGATGCTTTCAGGTGCCGACGTTGCATCTGGAACTGACATCCGTGTTGAGTCCGGTTCTGCTCTACCAACAAGCAAGGCAGCACGACAGGCGCTAATCACCGAATGGATGAAGATGGGCTTCATCTCTCCAAACGATGGCTTGCGTGTACTTGAGATGGGTATGTTGAAGCAGTACTACAACCTAATTAAGATTGATGAAAATGCTGGTCAGCGTGAAAACCTAAGCATGAAGAAGCTTGACGAAAACGAGATCCAGCAAGCAGCTATGGAATACGAGTCCAAGGTCGAGAATGGTGACCCAGAGGTTATGGCTCAAAACCCTGAGACGGGCGAGATGGTGCCTATGCCACAACCTCCGATGATCCCCGTGAATGATTGGGACAACCACGCGGTCCACATCGAGGTTCACAATAGGTTCCGAAAGAGCCAGTCCTTTGAGCTACTTCCGGACCTTATAAAGCAAGAGTTCCAGAAGCATATTGCTTTGCACCAGCAAGCCCTACAGGCTCAGCAAATGCAGGCGATGGCGATGGGGATGGTTCCGCAAGAAGGCGGGGCTTCAGGTGCACCACAAGGCACACCGGATCAGTCAGGAATGACGAACGAACAACTAGGATAAGGAAGAGACGATGTCTGAAGAAAACCTTGAGGGCCTAGAAGCGCCCGAAGAAGAAATACCTACTACAGAAGAAGCAGGAGAAGAAGCAGAAGCAGCAGCTCCAGAAGAAGTTAAGGGCCACCCGGCTCACGATAAGCTGCTAGCAGAGCTTCCTGAGGCTTGGCACCAGAAGGTGCTTCCTCACTTGCAAGAGCAGGACAAAAACTTTCAGTCTCAGCTTGAAAAGTTCTCTCCGTATAAGCAGTTTATAGAGGACGGTATCGAGCCAAGCTATATTGCTCAGTCAATGCAGCTTGCCGAGGCTATCTCTTCTGACCCGCTAACAGTGCATGCTAATTTGACTAAAGCGCTTATGGATCAAGGCTTGATAAAAGCAGAAGCAGAAGCTGCAGCAAAAGAGATCATTGATGATTCAGATGATGACATCTATGAAGACGAAGACCTAAGCCCGGCCATGAAGAAGGAGCTAGCAAAGCGAGATACAGAGCTAAATGCTATCCGTGAGCAAATGAGCAACGCTGACTTTGAGAGGGCAACCCAGGACGAGATCGGCAAGCTAAACGAAGAGTTTAGTAATCTAACCTCTAGCTACGAGGTGTCTCCATCGCAAGAGCGAGCAATCCTGGAGTTAATGGATGCTGCATCTGCTAGGGGCAATGACCTGTCAGTATTCGATGCTGCAAAGAAGTTAGTCTCAATTACAGGCAAGGGTTTTCCTAAAAAGGGCCTTGAGGCAGAGCCTGCCAAGTCTGCTCCAACAGTGCTAGGTGGCTCAGGTGGCAGCGGAGTTCCTTTCGAGGCCGTAACAATCCCTGGTGACGCTAAGGCTAAAAGGGAAATGCTAGCCGAAATGTTTAAGAACAACCAAGCCAAATAGATCCCAAGACAATCCCCGGTTTCTTTAATTAGAGATCGGGGATTTTGTCTATCCATGGTACAATCAAAGTGTCAAAGTACAGCCGTATTGCGGTCAGGGCGTTAGACACGGCACGAAATAATACTTTTTATTCATTCAATTTAGGAGTTTAATCCTCATGGCAGGACAATCCATACTGACCTTTGCGTCAGAAGCTATCAAGCTTGTTTATGGTGACCTTCACGAGCAGCTCAGGGACAAGAACCCTGCGCTTCAGCTTATCGAATCGTCAGCATCAAACATCACCCGTAACGGTAAAGAAGTCATCTTCGACACTCACCTTGGTCGTAACCAAGGTATTGGCGCACGTGGCATTCGTGAAGTACTACCGACAGCCGGAGCACAGAAGTACAAGCAAGCTCACCTATACCTAACCAACCTTTACGGTTCAATTGAGGTAGACGGTCAGCTATTCGAGCAGGCAGCAGATGACTACCAGGCCTTTATCAACGTTGTTGACATGGAAATCACTGGACTAAAGCGTGACCTTGCAGTTGACCTAAACCGTCAGGTTTACGGCGATGGAACCGGTACGCTAGCCGTTGTTGTTGCTCAGCCATCAGATACCACACTTACCGTAGACAGCACGCACTTCCTACAGGTTGGTATGGTCATTGACGTGGCAGATCCAACATCGGGAGTAAAGCAACAGTCCGGTGCAGCGTCTTCAATCGAGATTACTGCAATTAACGAAGCAACCAAGACCGTCACCGTAACCGGTACCCTTGGAACCTTCGACACCAACATCTCAGCTGGTGACATCTTTGTTCGTTCTTCCAACGGAGTAAACTCCTTTGGTAAGGAGTGGACAGGTCTTGCAGGTATCGTTAGCGACACCGGCAATCTTCACGACATCAACCCAACTGAGTACCCAGTTTGGAAGTCAACAGTTAAGACACTAGGCACGGAGGGGTCCCCAGGTACTCTAACCGAGCTTGACTTGATCAACCTTGTACAGAGTGTTGACAAGCAGGGTGGCGATGTTGACGCCATGCTAGCAAGCCCAGGAGTGTTTAACGCTTACTGGAACTTGCTACAGGGAATGCGTCAGTTCACTAACGGTGCAGCATTGACCGGTGGACAGCGTGCCTTCTCATTCGACGCTCTAGGTAAGCCAATCAAGTTCATCTCGGACTATGCAGCTCCTACCGGCACCCTATACGCGCTATCCACCAAGGAACTTGTTGTTAACCGCAAGAAGGACTGGTCATGGATGGACCGCGACGGCTCAATGTGGTCACGTGTTGCAAACACCGACGCATACGAAGCTCGTTACTACCAGTACAGCCAGCTAGGTACCTACCGCAGAAACGCACACGCGGTACTATCTAACATCGCCGAACTGTAAAAACGAAATAGACGCCCAAGGATGCAGGTCCCGTCTCACCTGCATCCTTGGGTTTTTCAATTAGGATATAAACATGATTGATTTAAATAAAGTAAATGGCATGTATTCCGTCCACCACCGACGTATTGCAGAGGTAATTAACGACGTCTTCCCGGAGGTTACCCTGATAAAGCTAGAGGCTCTTCACCCTGCTTTTACGGTAGAACGCCCTTTTGCAATAGTTCACTCCCCACCATTTTTGCCACAGTATGTAGTACGTACCGTGGCCGAGGCAGAGATCGACGCCCGCTTGCTTGCTGAGTTGTTAGAGAACAATACACACGATCCAAACTCAACCGTAAACCGACTCGACATCTTAGAAATGGCTCAGCACGCCATAAGTGCCAAGCGTGAGGTAGAATGGAAAGAAGAGCGGGGAGATGTCATGAAATCAATCATGAAATCCAACAAGAACGAATATAAGCATGACGGAAAGGTTCTGAGAAAGTAATGCCCGCCGAGTCTTTTACATACACAACTTTTGATGTTTACGAGCAAGTTCGCGCCCTATTTGGTGACACCTCTGGAGCTCAGATTACAGACCAGATGGTTCTACGCTGGATAAACAATGGTCAGCAAGAGATCGTAAACAATAATCCAATTCTAAAAGATACTAAGTATGGCGACATAGTTGCCAACCAAAGCGAATACACTTTTCCTGACGACAAGGTGCAGTACATCGAAGCCGTCTACGTAGAGAGCCGTCCCATACGCAACCTTACGCCTCAGGCTTTTAGGGCGTACATACTTGATGACGACCCAACCATACAGGCAAAGTCTTCCTACCCAGATGTTTGGTACGAGCGTGCTGGGGTAATTACGTTTTACCCTACTCCTGAGGTGTCCTACACCAACGGACTAAAACTTGAGTTCGTAAAGCAACCGGACAAAAAGATACTCATCAGCACGTCAGAGATACTCAGCGTTCCAGACCGTTACCTTAACGAACTTGTTAGCTATGTCATGACGCAGGCTTTAGAGCTAGATGAAAACTACACAGGCGCAGAACTAAAGCGTAGTCAATTCCGGGAAGGGTTGGACCGACAGAGCTTGAACGAAAACATAGCTCAGATCAGTTCATATCCACAGGTCATGCCTGACCCGGAGGACTACTATGTCTGAGATAACCCAACAAAGAGCGATCCAACTTAACGACTTCTCAGGTGGACTAAACAACTACTGGGACGCATCTTCAATCGCTAACAACGAAGTTCCTTTTCTTGTCAACATGGAGTTTACTCCTAACGGTGCGCTCACATCCAGGCCTCCAATTGTGGATCGCGGACTCGGTCACCCTATAAGTTCGGAAAGCACAGAGCACATTGACCCTCTTGGGTACTATACCCCCGAGAACGGCAAGACGTTTTTTATCGCAGCAACTGATGCAAAGACCTGGGCGATTGAAGTTGAACAGTATGGGTTTGGCAGCTGGGCCGAGATCTGGTCATCCAAGGCCACGTCCTTTATTCAATACGCTAATCAAGTTGTGATGGCCAAGGCTTCAACTGGAGGCGCTCGCTGGAACGAAGCAGATGGACTTACTACCATCGCAACCATGCCAGCTTTGCTTACGCTAGTACTCTTTAGAGAACGCATGTTTGGAACTGGCCTCCATGGCACGGCAAACGAGACAGCTATCTTCTGGGGAGATGTTACATCGCTCGACCAGCCTGCAGGTGCCTACACTTGGAATGACGACTCATATATATATGTAGGCCGAGGCGACGGTCAGCCTATTACTTTCCTGGTTGCCGATTACAACGGCTTGATTATTTTTAAACGTAATGCCACTTACAACTTTGTCTACAGTGCACTTCCTGAAGAAGGAGTTGTGTCTTTGGTTGCCACTAACATTGGTGCACAGAATAAGCGAAGCGTTGCTGGCTACCAAAACGGAATGGTAGTACTTCACAACAGAGTGCTATACAAGTTTGAAAACAACATCTTTGCGCCAATCAACGCTCAGAAAGTGCGCTTTGCGTATGACGAGAGCTTTGATTCGTCGACGGCCCTGCTTACTGAGTGTGTGTCGATTATTGGAGATCGCGCATTGGTTTTCACTCAAGGAAATCTCTACTCACTTAACTTGCTGACTGGCTCGTGGGGAGAGTGGGACACGACCACCAATTTTGCATATGTGATAGAAGTACCTAAGGCCCGAGGTTACCAGTGGCGTTATGCTCGCGGTTTGGGTGTCTCAGGCCAGGCGGCCACAAAAGTTTGGTTTATCCAAAACTACCCTATTTCAGAATGGAACGCATTATCAGATGGCGCTGTAGTCCTAGCTGGCGGATCTGAAGAGTTCCGATGTGTTCTGCGTACAAAAATCTTTGACTTTGATTCACCGTCCGAATGGAAAAGAATGTACTGGTGGGCAGCGGACATCTCTGCTAGTGGCGAGATTGAGGGAACTGTTACGCCTATCGGCATCCCTGACCTACAGAACACGTGGGACCAGCTTGACCAGTACACCTGGACATACTTTGCAACCAAAACATGGGACACCTTGTTTACACGCGACGTCAGTGTTTACACGACACAGGACGTTGTGGGCACAGGCCCTCAGAGAGTGGCTTTGAAAATGGACAAGGGCATCCGCTTCAGAAGAGCCTTTTTTGAGCTATACTTGAACTGTGATGGTACAGCTGATACGGCCCCAGCACAAATCTTTAGCCTGACACCTATGATCGGGATAAAGGCCAAGATGACTAAGGATGTATCCTAATGGCAATGGACTACTCTCAGCCGGGTTTCAACCCGTACGCTGCTGGAGCAAAGGTCTATGGCGGTAGTCGATACAACCCAACCATGGGGCCTGTTGACAAAGCAGGCTACAAAGAAAGAGACCGCGCCAGAGCTGTTCGGCGAAACGCACTTGGCGCAAAAATGAAGTCTGCTCAAAAGGGAGCTTACGGAAACTCTAACGTTGGGCGGTACATGTAATGGGATTCGCAGATAACTTCGTACGTAGAACAAATGCCGCAAACGCCAACGCTAATAACTCCTACGGTCCTTACGGCCCGTCGCCGGCCATGACCAAAACCACTTACTCTCCAAAGACTTATCAAATACCTAAAAACAATGCGTTTGGCCTCGGCACCAAGCAGGTAACAGGACTACAGACTTCCAAGCCAGCTTCAAACGGCAGTGACGAGCGTTTTAATAACGTTAATAAAGGGACTGGGTACTCTTCAAGGGCTGCTGCGATTGCAGCGGGCCTTAACGGTGGAAACAGGTCGTCCACAAGTGGGAGTGGGGATACTCTGAAAGTTTCTGGCTCAGGTTTGGGTCCAGGTGAAACCTCAGCTCCACCAAGAGTAACCCAAACTGGCACACTTGTTCCAGAGCCTGAACCCGCTGTAACTCCTGACCCAGGTGGCAAAGGTGGTGGTGGCAAAGGTGGTGGTGGCATAGGCTCAGGAGGGCCTACAGAGCCAGTACCTAGCCCACAGCAGGCCGAAGCTGAAGGCATGACTCAGGAAGAGTACGATCAGCTTTTGGCTGATGCTGAAAACAACTTACTAGAGCCGGACTTTATAGGCTTCCAGGGAGATCGTGCTGCTGAGCTTCGCAGGCTTCGCAATTACAGAAATCAGCTATACGGCAACTCTGAGTTTGGAACTACAGGATCAGTCCAGCGACAAGGTGAGCTTGACGGGCTTGCACGTCGCAGGCTTGCAGCACAGGCTGCAGCATCTGGAACCCTG